TGAAAGATTGGTTTCAAGACCGTCCCGATGAGTTGAACGACAACCAACTGGCTGAGTTGCAGATTCTCAAGTTTCAGACGGTTGAACAAGTTGCAACGGCAAGCGATAATCAGCTTCAACGAATTGGCATGGGTGGAGTAGGATTGCGCGAACGTGCGCGGAATTACCTACTAAACAAGAATCAAAAGGTCAGTAGCGGTGAGTTGGACAAGACTCGCGCCGAGCTTGAAGAATTGAAGGCACAGATGGCGATGCTATTAGAGCAACGTCGACCTGGCAGACCGAGGAAAGAAAATGTCAACGACGACAATGTTGGAGTTGGTGCAACAAGCAACTAATGAACTAGGTGTACCAACGCCAACGCAAGTAGCAGGAAACACGAATCAAGACGTAATTCAAATCCTGGGGCTGATGAATGCCGCAGGATATGAATTTCTTCGTCGTCACGCATGGCGTGAATTGACTAAACAGTACGCGTTTTATACAGAATACCTTACGACGACTGGCGATTGGACGACTGCCGCTCGCACGATTACGATGGCTTCCACTACGGGACTTGATACGACTTATCAGGTTCAGGGAACAGGCATCAATCAGAATACTTACATTGTCTCTGTAGACTCGTCTACGCAAGTCACAGTCAATCAAGACTTTGCTGCCGATGGTATTGCTGCAACGGCATACTTTCAAAAAGTCAAATACGCGCTTCCCTCTGATTATGAAAGTCTTGTTCCGCGTACTATGTGGGACAAATCTAAGCATTGGGAAATGCTAGGCCCTGAAGATGCACAGCAATGGGAATGGCTGCTGTCGGGCTATATCTCGACTGGCCCGCGTATTCGTTGGCGTTTGCTAGGTGCGTACTTTCAGATATGGCCTGGTATGTCCACGGCTGAATATTTAGGATTTGAGTACCGCAGCAAAGGATGGGCTGCGGCTGCGGATGGAACGGTCAAGAACTCGTTTACTGCCGACACCGACACTTGCATCTATCCTGATCGGTTGATGGTCAATGTTACTAAGCTAAAGTATTTTGAGGCTAAAGGCTTTGACACGACAGCGATGTATCGCAACTATTTAGAAGAATTTGAAGCAGCAAAAGCGCTTGATATGTCGTCTGCTAACTTGTCGCTTGCACCGCGTCCTGGTACTGTTCTTATCGGTTACGACAACATTCCCGATTCGGGATACGGTACTAACTGATGGCACGCAACGCATTAGTGCAACGCACAGCGGCGCAAGTAGCGTCGATACCTGCTCCAATCGGCGGGTGGAATGCACGTGATTCACTTGCAAACATGGAAGTCACAGACGCAGTTCAGTTGACGAATATGTTTCCCTCAGTCTCAAGCGTCAATCTGCGGGGCGGCTATCAGCCTTTTGCGACGGGCATTACGGGGCAAGTTGAGAGTCTTTTCAACTACTCAGGCGGTAACTCAGAAAAGCTGTTTGCAGTTGCTGGCGGCAAAATTTACAACGTAACAGCGGGTGGTGCTGTAGGCGCAGCAGTTGTCTCAGGACTGACTAACTCGCGGTGGGAGTACGTTAACGTATCGACCTCAGGTGGATCGTTTATGTATTGTGCAAATGGCGTTGATGCGCCTTTGCTGTATGACGGCACTAACTGGACTTCGATTACAGCCATTTCAACACCGGCGATTACTGGCGTTACAACGACAACGCTTGATGATGTAACGCTGTTTAAAAACAGGGTTTGGTTTGTTCAAAAGAACACTCTCAAAGCATGGTACTTGCCGACTTCTTCGATTGGTGGTGCTGCTGAACAACTTGATCTCAGCTCAATCTGTCGTTTTGGTGGTTATTTAGTTGCTATTGGAACATGGACGATTGATGCAGGTTACGGTGCTGATGACAACCTAGTATTTGTCACTAGCAACGGGGAGATCGTTGCTTATCGCGGGACTGATCCTGCTTCTGCATCGACTTGGGCATTGATCGGGGTATGGAAGCTCGGCACACCCATTGGCAAGCGTTGCATGTTCAAGTATTCGGGCGACTTGTTGATTCTTACCCTCGACGGTCTTTACCCCCTTGCCTCTGCGGTTCAAAGCTCAAGACTTGATCCTCGCATTGCACTATCAGACAAGATTCAAGGCGCGTTTGCTGAAGCTACAAGGTCATATCAAGACAACTTTGGTTGGCAAATTATTTACAACGCCAAAAACAATGCTTTGTTTGTCAATGTGCCGGTATTTGAAGGTGCTCAACAGCAACAATATGTAATGAACAACATCACAAAAGCGTGGTGCAACTTTACAAATTGGAATGCTAATTGTTGGGAAATCTTTAACGATGATCCCTACTTTGGTGGTGATGGGTTTGTTGCAAAAGGATGGACGACAGACTATCAAGACGACGAAGCAAACATTCAGACATTAACGTTACAGGCTTTCAACTATTACGGCTCTCGTGGCGTAAAAAAATATTTCACTCGCGCAAGACCTAGTATTTTCGTTAATGGCACTGCCAATATATTTGTCGGTATGAACATTGATTTCCAGGTTGGCGATACAACTGCGGCGATCTCTGCTGCGCCGGTTGCTGTAGGCGTATGGGGTACTGCAAAATGGGATCAAGCAAATTGGGGTGATGACTTAGCAATCAATAATAGTTGGCAAGGAATTACAGGTATCGGCTACTGCGGGGCGATTCAGTTTAAGAGTGCAAGTAGTGGTTTGCAAATCGAATGGGCGGCAACTGATGTTGTATATCAAACCGGATGGGCTGGTATATGAAGATCATTACCGAGCCAAAGGAACTTATCGGGCGCTATGTCGCACAGAAGCAAGGACGTTCACCCGATTGGGGTCTATACGTCGCGTTTGGTCTTGTCAACGATAACGAAGAATTGATTGCGGGCGTTGTGTTCAATGGTTATATCGCCCCAAATATCATGATGCACATTTCAGCAGAAACGTTAACGCCAGGATTTGTATCGACAATCATGCACTATGCGTTTGTTAAAAATAACTGCAAACGCGTAACCGGAATCATTGACAAGAACAACAAAAAATCTCGACGTTTTGCTCATCATTTAGGCGCAAAACTTGAAGGCGTAATGAAAGATGCAAGTCCCAGCGGGGATTTGTGCATTTATGGATTGATGAAAAGCGATGCTGAAAAATGGATTCAGCCTCGTTACATGAAGAAACTGGAGGCGATATGGGTTTCGTAAGCGACGTTTTAGGAAAAAATCAACCATCTGCACCCGCAACGCCTGATTACACAGGTGCGGCGCAAGCACAAGGTGCTGCCAACGTAGAAACTGCTCGTTTGCAGGGAAAACTTGGCAATCCCAATATTGTTGGGCCATTAGGCAATCAAACGGTTACTTATCAAGACGATCAGCCAACGATTACGCAAACGCTCACCCCTAACGCACAAGCAGCATTAACAGCACAACAAGATACGCAAAGACAGCTTGCAGCATTGGCGCAACAGGGCATAGGTCAAGCGCAAGGTATTCTAGGTCAGCAGTTTGCTCCAACAGGATTGGCCGCACAACAATTAGCAGGAGCACCCACGCCTGGTGCGATGGTACAAACGCCTAATCTTGAGAGCTACGGACGCGCTCAAGGCGGCATCAATATGCCAAACCTGCAAACAAGTCTTAATACGTCCGGCATAGCTGCAATGCCAATTAACGCAGGCACAACAGCCCAACAAGCGATCATGAGTCGCCTAGAACCTACTCTAGCGCGTCAACGGGCAGCGACTGCACAGAACCTAGCGAATCAAGGATTGGTGAGCGGTGGCGAGGCATATCGCAATGCAATGACAGATCAAAGCCAACAGCAAAATGACTTGTTAACTCAAGCTGCATTGCAAGGTTTAAATCTTGATCTTGCTGCAAATCAACAAGGATTTGGTCAAGCGCAAGCACAAGGTCAGTTTGGTAATGCTGCTCAATTAGCGCAGGCAGGTCTTGGATTGCAAAGCCAACAAGCAGCTAATCAAGCGCTTGCTCAAAATCAACAAACTGCATTGACGCAACAGCAAACGCAAAACGCTTTGCAGAATCAACAGTTCAACCAAGCACTTGCAGGCAACACATTTGGCAATCAAGCGCAGCAACAAGCATTGCAACAACAGTTGGGATTGTATACGCAGCCGTTAAACGCAATTACTGGTCTTTTGTCAGGTTCGCAGATTCAGATGCCGCAATTTCAGTCATATAGTGCGCCGCAAGTTGCACCTGCTCCGATCTTTGCAGGAGCGCAAGCGCAAGGACAGGCAGCTATGAATCAATTTGGATTGCAATCTGCCAATCAAAATGCTCAGAATGCAGGGTTGTATAACCTTCTTGGTCAAGCTGGCACAATGTACGCAATGTCTGATCGTCGGTTAAAGTCAAACATTGAGCGAGTAGGTACTCATCCATTAGGCATAGGCATTTACGAATACGACATTTTTGGCGGTCGTCAGATTGGCGTGATGGCAGATGAAGTCGAAGCGATAATGCCGGAAGCGGTAATTCAACATCCTAGCGGCTTCAAGATGGTTAATTACGGGGCATTGGCATGAACTCAATATATAACTTTAATCCCGATGACAAACGTCAACGCATGGCGCAAGCATTGGAAAATTACATATTGCCCGAGCAAAAAATGCAGATGCCACAAACTCCGTCTAGCGGTGGTGGTATGTCGCCAATGGATTTGATGAGGATGATGGATAAGAAAAAGAAACAAAATCTTTACGGCAGCGACACAAGTGCAAAAGATGCTTCAACGCCTACTGATTTGAACGTGTATCAGGAGAGTCAATAATGGCTACCGTAAATTTTAATTTGCCAAGCCCATACGAAAGTGAAATGGCTGATATTGCTCGCCGTCAGAAGATGGCTGAGCTGATGCAGCAACAGGCATTTCAGCCCGCTGAGACGTTTAGCTATGGCGGCATACAGGCTAGGACTTCGCCGCTTACAGGCATCGCTAAAGCCTTGCAAGGCTACATGGCAGTCAAGACGCAAAAAGACTTGATTCAAGAACAAAAAGCATTGGGTGAAAAAGAAAAAGCCGACGCAACGGATTTCTTTACAAACATGAATCGAGTGCCTGTTGATACGGTATCGCTTGAAGGGTTAGCTCGTGATCCATTTTCAACTGAACCAATACCAACTCGCCCGCGTACTGATGCAGAAATGCAAGCGTATCTTGCGAAAGGACTATCCAATAGATATGTTGCGCCTCTTGCTCAACAAGAACTGTTGAGAAGGCAAATGGAGCAAAGATTTTTAGGTGGAGTTACACCTTCGCCTACTGAATCGCCTGTTGTTGCACCAACTGCTACACCGGCTGCGACACCTGTTGGTGATGTCAATGTTCCGCAAGAAAAAGTAATAGCAGCACCGCCCGGAACTGATCAAAGCGGTCAAATGACAAGAACCGGTGGCGGTCAAGCGTTAGCAAGAATGCTGCGATATGGTGATCCCGTCCTTGGACAAACCCAACAACAGTATTTACTTAGGGGTGTAGAAGGTCAAAAAGATTATCAAGAAGCATTGCTTAAATACAATATGCAAATGGCTGCACAAACCGACATAATGAAAAATTTACGTGCAGCAGGTGTGGTTGAGGGCAGCGACCGTTGGAATCAAGCATTAACAAGCGTAGCAACGCAAGGCGGCATTTTTAATTTAGGTGCAAAAGGAGAAAGAACGCTTGATCCGGGATTCTTAGCGGGTTCGGAAGCTATAGAGAAAATGAAAGAACAAGTTAAAGCAGGCTTTGACTTGGTTGAAGTTCCTGTTCCGGGCGGCACACAAAAAATGCCAAGAGCGCAAGCAATTAAAATCCTTGAAGCAAATGCACAACGATATATGCCACCTACTGCAACGCCTGCCGCTGCACCGGGCGCAGCACCTGTTGTAGCACCTAACGCAGCAGCACAGGGCGCAGTACCAAGCGTAGCACCTAATGTTGTCCGTCCTGCTGTAGTGGGCGGTGGGCAACCTGCTATGGGTCGCGGTGGCGTAGGGTTTACGTCATCAGACAAATCACAGCAAATAGGATCAGAAACAACTGCAAGGTTAAATGCAGAACAGTATGCAAAAGACACAGAAAAATTTAGAAACTTGTATCAATCATCAAACTCAATGTTGCAAAATCTTGATTTGTTGGATCAATTGTTTTCTGATCCGAACGTTGCGTCAGGTGCTGCTGCTGACACAATTTCAAGTCTAAAAGGTTTGGCAGATTCGTTTGGCATTAAAACAACAGGGTTGTCTGCTGAAAATGTGATTGCATCCATTACGGGCAAAATGGCATTGCAAGCAAAAAGCGAAGGTGGTCAAAACTTGATGCCCGGAGCAATGGCAGCAAGCGAACTGACGTTCTTGCGTAACCTTGTCCCCCAACTCACGCAATCAAAAGAAGGTCGTTTGTTGTTGTCGCAAGTCAACCGCGCAATGGCAACACGCGATATGCAATTGTCAGAAATGGCAGGAAAATATGCAGAACAATATGGTGGATTGAATGCAGGGTTCTATAAACAAGCAAGAGATTTTTACAAACAAAATCCATTGTTCACTCCCGAAAAATTAGAGTTGATGAATGAATACGCAAAACGTCTTGCTCGCGGAGGTCGATGATGGCTGAAGAAACGAAAGTGGACTTCAGCAACCTTTCAGACGAAGAACTGAGACAACGTCTATTCGGCAATGCTGCGGGTGGTCTAAGACCCAACCTTGACACGTTCAAAGTCGAACCGGAAGTTCCCGGTTTTTCTGTTGGCGTGGGTCGCGGTGCAATGGATTTGCTGCAAGGTGCAAGGCAAAAATATTTGAATTACACAAACCCCGAAGCAGCTAAAGCGTACACACAAAACGTCAATGAAGAAATTGCTAACTATGAAAAGGGTCGCGCAGCAGGCGGTGAGACAGGATACGATTTCCCCCGTCTAACGGGATCAATCGCTGCAAGCACCCCCACGATGTTAATTCCGGGCGGCAAAGGATTAGCAGCGCGGATAGGCACAGGTGCAGCAGTTGGCGGGCCTTTAAGTTATCTGAACTATTCGCAAGAAAATCAACCAACTCAAAATCTGTATCAAGGTGCATTAGGCGCAGGGGTTGGTGGTTTGTTGGGGGCTGTTGCTCCATCGTTGATTTCCGGCGCTGTAACCGGAACGCAGTACGTTGGTTCAAAACTAGCGGATGCGCTGCGAAGCGGGAAAATGGCGGTTCAAGGCGGTGTGGATACTGTTCGTCAAGCGTTGGGATCAACAACCCCGGATGCAATCACCAAAACGATAACCGACACGCTATCGCAAAAAGGCATTGATTTTGGCAAACTTTCAACTGAAATGAAAGATTCGTTGCTGAAGGCGGCAAGGGATCAACTTTCTGTTGAAGGAAAACTGAATCCTGAACAGCTTGCGAGACAAACAGATATCGAATCCGTTGTGGGTGCAGGGCAAGCAACACTAGGACAAGTTACTCGCAGTCCGTTCCAATGGTCTGCTGAACGCAATCTGCAAAAAGTAGAAGCAAACCTGCCCGAAGTGCAAAAAGGTGGGCCATCATTGACCGGTCGTTATATGTCTCAAGACCAACAAATGAAGTCGTTTGCTGACAAGTTGATAAATCAAATCAGACAAACTCCTAGCGAGTTGTATCCCCCACAAGGCGCACAACCGGCAAGCGCAACGCAAGCATCTGAAGGTGCAATCAAAGCAGTCCAAGAACGCAACCTAAAAATGAAAGAAGGCGTTAGTGAGTTGTATAACGCTTATCGTGATTCAGGGGTTGGAGATGTTGCAGTTCCTGATGTAAAGCTTGCTGACGCTGCGGGTAGGGTGCTAGATACAATTGGCGTTGAAAACGTCCCTGCGTCCGTCCTTAACCGACGAAAAGAATTTGGTTTCTTTGAAGGCAAACGAACCAAGCTGCTAACGGTTAACGAAGCAGACAAACTAAATAAGCTGATAAACGTCAACAATCCCGGATTTGGGTCGTCCTCTGCTGCACTAGGAGAAATTCAAAAAGCGTTGAACGAAGCGTTGTTAGATGTTCCGGTTGAGAACGCGTCAAAAATGTTGCTTGCGGCTAGAAAAGCGCATTCCGCTCGTATGACTGAACTTGAGAGTGGGAAAGGTGTAACGCGAGCAGTTGAGGATGTTTCACCTGATCGGTATTTTGAAAGAAACGTGATTGGTGGTGATGTTAGAGACATCAAAGCTCTTAAAGATTATCTGATAAAAACTCCCGAAGGTGGTCAAGCTTGGAACAATCTTTCCGCACAAGTTGGAAAACAGCTACTTGATAAAGCAACAGAAGGTGGACGCGCAGCATTTAGCGGGGCACAGTTTGAAAATGCCATGAACGCAATTGGCATTGATAGATTGAAGCTGCTGTTTACCCCTGCTGAACTTGCTCAATTGGAAACGCTAAAACGCGGATCGTTAGCGATGACGTATCAACCCCCGTTTTCAGCGGTTAACGTTTCGGGTACAGCACCGACGTTAATGGCTCAAGCGTTGTCTTTAGGTAACAAAATACCGGGCGTTAACGTGGTGACAAAACCGGTTGCGGAAGAGTTGGCAAAAGAACAAACATCAAAGAGTTTGGCTCAAGCATTGTCCACAGGTAATGTTGCGAGTCTTGCAAGAGAGCAAGCGCAAGCAGCACAACGTGAAAAACTTGTTGCTGCGTTAATGAAACGAATTGGATCGTCACCTAGCGCGTTGTATCCTGCATCAATCGCGCAAGAACTGAAATAAGGAGAACATTTTGAGCTACAACGGATCAGGCGTATTCGTAATTAACTCGACGGGGCAACCTGTCGTTACTGGTACAGTCATTTCATCTAGCGTATTTAACTCGCTGACGAGTGATCTAGCGACTGGTCTTTCGACTGCAATCACTAAAGACGGTCAGACTACGATCACAAATAACATACCGTTCGGCAACAACAAGATTACAGGTCTTGCTGTAGCTACTACTTCGGGCGATGCGTTGAGCTATGGACAAGCTGCTACTGTTGCGGCATTGACTGCAACAAGTATTAGCGACTCAGGCAACCTGACATTCACAGGCACAGGCAACCGCATTATCGGTGATTTCACTAACGCAACAATTGCTAATCGTGTTGCATTTCAAACCAGCTCAGCAAATACCGCAACTACAGTTTTGGCTTTGCCAAGTGGATCAGGAACGACAGCATCTTGGGATGCGTATAACAATTCTGATCCAACAAATTCAGGCTATTTAGGGTTAACTGGATTAAGTTCTGAAGTTCGTATTGCTTCAAGTATTCGTGGCACAGGCACATACCTTCCCATGACCTTCTACACAAATGGCAGTGAGCGCGTCAGGATTGATACTTCCGGCAATGTGGGTATAGGTACTAGTTCGCCATCAAGTCCTTTAAATGTTGTATCTGCTTCGTCAGGTTTAGCAATAGCCATTAACGGACGCTCCTCAGATAACTTAGGAGCCATGTATTTTTATGCCAATAATGGGTCTACTCAATACGCAACAATAACAACATCTGCAACTGAATTTAGACTTTCTTCTGTTCCAGCCGCCGCTGTTCAAACTTTTTACACCAATGGCGCAGAACGTATGCGTATTGACTCCAGCGGTAATTTGACTTGCGCTGGCGTTTACTCGGCAACGGTTGGAGCTACGAACCGTGATGTGTATGTAGACAACACCGGATTGATTGGTTACGTTTCGTCGATTCGCGCATCTAAAACAGAAATTCAAAACTTAGCTGATGTTTCTTGGCTGAATCAGCTTAATCCAGTTTCATTTAAATACCGTAAAAAAGATGAGGACGGTAATTACACCGATGAAACGGATGGCGATATTCAGTACGGCATGATTGCTGAAGATGTTGAGCAAGTTCGTCCTGACTTGTGTTTTTATGATGAGGTTGACGGCGAACAGGAATTGCGCGGTATTCAATACAGCAAACTTGTTCCGGTAATGCTTAAAGCCATCCAAGAACTCAACGCTAAAGTAGCAGCACTCGAAGCAAAACTTAACTAAGGAGCAGCAAAATGGTTACATGGAAAGTGGAACAGATGGATCGTCAAGCATCAGATGGACTGGTAACCACGGTGCATTGGCGGGCAACTGAGCAAGACGGTGACGATGTTGCAAGCGCATACGGTTCAGTCGGACTGGAACGCGGCGATTCGTTCA